AAAGCCCTCCATCTGGTCAATCTTGAAACACTGTATCAATTGATCATAAGTTTCTTTTGTGCATAGTTCAAATTGTGAAGCATTGCCTCCGTAAGAATGATGATAGCCCTTATGGCCTATTACCTTTTCAATTTGTGATCTATTCAGTCCTATAAACTCATTTACTTGCTTAAAATACGCCCTTAGTTCTTTGTTAAATGCTCTTTCTATATCATCTTTTCTAGGTGGTCTAAAGACAAGCACATTTTCAAAAACTCTTAAAGGCTGGATACCTACTAAAGCAAAGTTTGAGTGCATATTCTTTACCCAAACATAATCGTGATTAAACCACTTTTCTCTATATGTCATGAGCTTAGCGCCAAACATGCCTTGAGCCGTCAAAACAATAGCTCCATTATCCTTAATCACTCTCTCATACTCCTGCCAAAGCTTTCCCATATCAATAATAGAATCCCACTCGCAGGCAGTTGTGCCATAAGGCAAATCGCAAAGGATCATATCAATCGATTTGCTGGGAATTGACGGCATAAGGTTAAGGCAATCGCCTAAGTGGATTTTGTTTTCTTCTAGCATTTAGTGGCTCCTCATCGCTTTGATGTGTGATTGCACAAGATCGATCTTCTTTTTGACCGTCAAAGAAGTGGATGGAATTGGCTTATCTGGCAGCATCTCACTATCACGCCAAAGCCAATTAATAACATCGTATCTGAGCGCGTCTAGTGGATCCTCCTTCCCGTCTTTCTTTGGCATCTCTTTGCCATCCCAAGCATAGGATAAGATCGCCTTCCTGAACGAGTTGCCTTGAGCTGATCCACCTTTATCCCAAACTTCTTTGGCGCATAGAATCCGCCTTTGGTGGATGAGTCTTTTAACTCTTTGAATACCGTTTAAGATGTCGGTTCGTATTGGATCAGTTGACCACCTAAAAGGCATACCAATCCCACCTTGCGCCGGTGGCTTAGCCAGCTCATGGAAGGCAGACAAGGCCGTTCGATCTGATCTAGCTGAGCCAGCTTTATCACCGGATGCACCATCAAGCAAGATACGGCTGGGGTAGTACTTAGCCAGCTCTCTAGGTGCAGCAATTTTCAAGATTTCTTTAGCAAGATCTGACAAAGTGATTTCTTGAGGATTGATTTCAGCGCAGATCACTTCAGCATTTAGAGACGGATCATGAGCCAAGATCAAGACTGAAGGCTTTCTAAAGCCAAAGTCAACCACAATTCTTGCGCTCATAGAAGGCTGATACTGCCAATTTTCTATAATGTGACTTAGTGTCCACTCACTAAAGACAACTCCCTGCGGTGGCTTTGGCTGATTTTCCACCATTGCCAGCCGTTCAGCTTCCGGTAGGTTTTTGACTGCCTCAAACCATGCTTCAGATAGATTGTTTTTGTTGACATGGCTTGAATAGAAGATTGGCGAGCATCCTGCTTTCTCTGCAAAGTCTACCCACCAAGCTCCCCAAACTGGCAGGCCAACCATAACCAACTTCGGAGATGGACCAGATCGAAGACGGCCTAAAGTCTTTTGAGCCACTTCTTCAGATAAAGTTTGACATTCATCGATTAACGCCAATCCGCTTGTGATGTTAAGGCCTTCAAGTGGGTTATGTGTAGCGTCTCTTGTGCCTGGTCTAAAATAAGATCTGCACCAAACGACATGACCATTTGGAGCCGTCCACTTGCCTTCTTGCTGGTGGTATATCCAGCCATAAGGCACAAGCCACTTTTCAATTTCCGGACCTAAGACCGATCGATAGCGTGGCGCTGTGTCGGTGATCAAAAGAGATGACTTGTTTGGATGGATGCTTGACCATGTCCACAAGGCAAACACAAGCGCCGAAGTCTTACCACTACCCCAGCCAGCTCTAACGGCAATAAATGGATCATGAGAATAGATCAGCTTATCAATCAGATCGATCTGCAAGGGATTAAGTTTGAGCTCAATATCAGTCTTCTTCATCTTCGATTTCTTCTGGCAATTCGTGCGTTACTTGTATGACTTGAGCATGCTTCTCTTTTTGTACCTGCTGGATCACATTGATGATCACCTTTGAGTCATCCGATTTTGTATTCATATCAATCGTTGACTTCTCTCCAAACTCTGATGGAAACTTACGAGCAAGCAACCATTGAGATGCACGCACATCGGTTTCAGAATGGCGCTGAATGTTTTGAAGGTGCTTGAGCTTAAGAGAGATTTCAGCTCGCTTGATGTCTGCCACCAATTCAGCATCTGCCTTCATCCAGCTGTGCCAAGTTGGGTAGGGAATGCCAACGATAGATAAGGCATCAGTTTGAGAGAGGCCTTGAGATATAAGCTCAAGCACTTGCTCGGTTGATACAAGCCTTTTCTTTTTGGCGATTTCAGCTCGATCTTCTTCTGGCTTTTTCGTTAGTGCATTGCTATTTTTGCCGGCCTTAGAATCAACTGTATCAATTTTTATAGCTGCTTTAGTCTTTGCCATGATCATTCTCCAAAAAGTAGAGCGGGGACATACCTGTCTTTTCTGCAAGTATTTTGGCTAATTGATAGCTAGATTGATTTTTGCCTCTTAGAACATTGATAATAGTGGTTTCATGATAGCCGATTTCTCTAGCCAAATCCTTAATGTTCATCCCAGTTTTCTCTTTAACGAGTTTAGTCTTTTCGTTCATGGCTATGATCTAGCTCCCTGATGATTTTAGTAGTGATCTTCTCAATAGCATCATCATCATCGATAGACAAGACTTGATCAATCTCACTTTTGTTGAGACCGTCAAGCATCAGCTTTTCAGCCAGCTTTGAAACTTTGATAGAGTGCCTATCACTGAAAGCATCAAGAAGGCTGATCAATTTTGTTGACACATAGAGATTGAGGATTGATTTTCTATCTTTGATTTTCATAGAAAGATGATCTCACTGGCAACAAGTTTAACATAAGTTTTTCCCTCATGTTGGTTGATCTGGATCTTGCCAATGACTGTGATCTTATCCCCCTTCTTGAGTTGAGTTGAGACGAGATTGGCAAGTTGTCCCCAGACTTCGCAATTAAACCAAGTAACTTGATCTTGATCTTTGTATCGTTCGGAATAGGCAACGGAGAAAGTAGCAAGATCTTTTTCACCGATTTTCTTGATTTGTGGATCACTGCCAGCTCGGCCAATTAAGTGCATTCTATTGAGCATTTTTTAAGACTCTCTTTGTGCGATGGAGATTATCCACTGCTGAAATGTAAAGTGTTTTGTAAAATTTATTTGCCAGCTTGATCAATTCCTTTTCTGGATCTTGAGCGGCTAAAACTTGTTTGCAATAACTGCGATTGCGAACGACCTTTAAAGAGATGGTCACCATTTTTTCAACAAGATATCTCATTGAGATGGTTTTATTGTCTAGCATCAGATCAAAATATTCGTTTGTATATTCATAGTCATCAATGCATACATCAAGGATAATATTTGATGTTGTTGAGCCGATAGCAAAGCCAGTATCAGTGCTTTTGTAAGTGAAAGCGCCGGAGTTCTTGACTAGACAAATTGTCTTGAAAAAATTGTGAAGGCAAACGGAATCACCTTTAAAGGCATCCATTGACACATGCAATTTATAAACTGAAAACTCTCTCATTTTTTGGCCTTTAGTTGATCATAGATTTCTTTGATTTGCTTGACGCTTTCATATGATTTCTGGCCGGATAGATCCTTAATTCTATTCTCAATCTCTTGATCAAAAATGAATTGTCTTTCAAGATCTTCACCATGTTTTTTGATCATATCTGAAAAGATGTCACTGATGCAGATCTTTAAAGCGGCCGCGATATCTGGCGCCTCGATCTTAAACATCGCGTCTACAACTCCCTCAAGGCTGATGAGACGGTTGATTAGGTTGGTATTAAGCATTTTCTTGCCTTTCTATGATTGCTATAGCGTATTCACTCCAGCAGCAGGCCAGTGCATTGATCATGATAGGAATATCAATCAAAGTTTTGCGATCAGTTTCAAAACCGTCTTGAAGGATTGACAAGATCAAATCATCAAGAAAGGCCTTTAGCTGGTCTCTGCTGGCTTCATCTGCTGGAGTGGATATAGGAGAAGGGAGCTGATCTAGAAATTCTTTTGCACTAGCTAAAATCTTCTTTGTTTGTTGATCTTTGCTCATCACTTTCTCCTGTTGTGTGTGTTATATAAACACATGAAAGCATAATATTATATAATAATATATAATATTTTTTAAGGAGAAGATGATGAAAATAGAAGTGAACGGCGGATTT